TCCGCTTGCAGAGCCTGTGCCAGTGGCGTAGGTGCCAGCGGCTTGCTTGCCATCGAGCGCAGTTTGCAGGCCGGTGACAGTTGCAATGGCTTGAGAGCCTGTATGCGTTGCACGGTCACGCAAGGCTGCATCCGTGGCGTTGGCAGTAGCGGCGGCTGCAATTCCGTCTAACTTGGTCTTGTCGGCAGCAATCATCACGCCAGCTACTGAGTCTGTAGCCCCGCCGATAGTTGCGTCAGTACGCGTATCGGATAGCACGGTGACGCTGGTTGCTGTGGTGCTTTGGGTCAGGTTGGTTGCACCTCCACCTCCCCCGCCTGTTACGTCCACAGTGACAGCACCAGACAAAGCAGAGGCCGTGACGCTTGCGCCCACAAAGTTCAAGCGGGTCAAGGCGGTGGTCAGGCTGGTTCCTTCCTCCATGACCTCAATAGCAGAACCGCCGCCTCCACCGCCAGTAGCGGACAGAACGCCGCCTGCCAGCGTGAGGCCGGAGCCAAGCGCAATTTCTGATGCGTCGCCCAAAGTACCTGCCTCACGGCCCACCAGCGCAGGGCCGGTCATTTGCAGGGCGTGGTCTGCATTCCAATGTGACGGCTGTACTTGCGTTGCGTCCGTGCCGTCTGTTTTGCTGGATGTGAAGTTGTGTTTTACGCGGATGACCATGATTTATTCCTTAAACAAGAGAGTCTTGATGCTCAATCACACGCGATTGAAAGCGCCCCCGGTCCCATCTGGGGTTGTATGCCGGCACTGATATTCAGCGTGGCACTCAAGGCTCCACTGATCATCATGGCGACTGCACCTGATGCAGTGTCCACTACAGCAAAGTGAGTTGCTGCCGTGGTGCCAGCAGTGCAAGCCCCGAACTGTATGAGATTACTGTTGGTAAACGGACTGGCTGTGCCTGTCCAGCTACTTGCCTTGGTCAGTGCAACACGGGCATAGCCAGTGTAGGTGGCTTCGGCTCCCAGAGAACCTGTCTCTGTCGGATCGGCTGAAAACAGGGCAAGGTACTGGAGGGCGCCCGCACGATAGGCAGGATCAGTGCCCCGCAAAAAGCAATCAAGAGCAGCGGTTTCAGTGGCATTGGAAAGAGACATGGTGTTTCCTGGTTAAGTAGGGTATTCATTGATAGGTCACAAGAGAGCGGTTGGTCCAAGAGCCAATCCCCAACTTCACGGCTGTTGCAGAACCCTCTGGGTTTAGCTCTACACGCTTGATCGCCCAAACATTGCTGGATTCCTCTGTACCGACAACGGCTTGTCCGATATAGATGAGGTTGCTGAGTTGTTCGATTCTTTTGGTCATGTTCACGGCAACACTGTCACCAGAACCTCCCCCACCTGAGCCAGAAGATCGCTCCCAAGATAAGGTGGCAGGATTCCAAACCAGCATGGCTACCTTTTGGACACCCTCAATACTGTCAAACCCCCCCGTAGCCCCGACTACTGAGTTGGTCTTACTGACTGACAACTGCATCAAACCAATAGAACTGTCTGATATCAGCCGTGCCCAAAGGTAACCTGTACCCAAGTCTTCCCGTGTAACTGCTTTTTCCCGAGTAAACCTGTGTCCAGCAATAACTGGGGGAATGTCTACATCTGTTGTAGCAAACTCAACAACTCTTGCTACATTCCAGGTAACAAGGAAGTCTGAATCGTTTGCATCAACAATCTTTGACCAACCTGTTGTAGTAACTCCTATATTAGAAGTAGACATTCGTTCTATCCTCTAGTAATCGGTATTAAGTACATAAAGCCGGATTGTACAAGGTAGCTATTAGACCCAACCATTACGGTGCAGCCGATTACTCTGACTGCCCTGGTCTACCCGCAGATTCTGTATCTCTAGTTGCTGGCAAGCTTGTTCATACTTGGCTGCGTAACTATTACCCGCATGGAATTCGTTAGTCATACCAATAGGGTTATGCACCCGGCTGGCCACATACAACAGCAAAGGTTCCAAGTGGGTATAAGGTAATTCCAACTCTACCCGAGAAGGATTGAAAGAAGCAGTTGCCACAATCAAAGGATGCTTTGCCCGATACACCACAGTCAAGGTGGGAGTCTTCAACTGGTCAGGCAAGTCCATAGACTGAGCCGCCATAGCTGCAGGCACTCTTAACATGGTGTTGCTGGGGGTCATACAAGAGTAAGGATCATCGTGGTCATTCAAAGCCATCTCGAATCCATTAGCGGTGTATACCCTCTCTACTTTCAGGATGTCATCAGCAAATTCTTCTTCTCCCACCCCAGTAACAAACAACACATCCTCATTGGAGTTCAAAGGATAGGAAGTCTTCCCTGATTCCAAAGTAAACATCAACCTGTTCTCTTTCAGATTGAATCGCTTATACAAAGCCAACAAACCCATGTTCACATGCGCCACGACTTGTGGGTAGTTAGCCGCCTCAATAGCCCCAGCTTCTGATCCTCCCAGATTCAACTGGGATAACTCACCATAAGTGAGTTGAGAAAATACTTCTGACAATTTCATTTGAAATCCTTAAACAATATAGGAGGCCATGCGGTCTGTGTTGATCTCTTCAATATCCATATCCCACATGCTTGATCCTGTGTTACTTGGCTTCATGGCAGCTTCTTCTGAAGGTTTCCAAGGAACCAGTGAACCAAGCATAGAAATAGTATCTAAGAAGTCATCGTGTTTACTTCTGAAACCAGAAGCAGATACCAGACTCAATTCATTCATGGCTTCCATCATAGGTATTTCAGTCTTTCTCTCAGAAGGGAAAAACATCTTATGTGCCTTGAACCAAGGAACCACAGTATTGAACCTCACCATTTTATTCGTATTAGGCCGAATCCCCGGCTTAGTATCATTACCTTCTGAAGCCAAGGGGAAGTAAATATTCCTCTCCAGCATTTGACCTTGAATCCACTGGATAAACCCACCCTGTTGTCCGGTCACCTCAATACCTACTGATTGGGGTTTGTAAACCTGAGCCAGCCTGAATAGGTCATCAATATTGGCATCCATTAACTGACGCTTGCATACGCCATCTACCCACAACCAATCTCCTACATTGTTGTAAGCCCAGACACTGATCACACTGAAGTCAGCACTCTGCTTAATAGACGTAGCAAAGTCGGTGGTGATATAGAAGTTGAACCGGCCCTTGTTCCGTATTACCGTGTCCAGCTTGTACCAACTGATGTCACTATCCTGAACCATGCGGTCCTCATCACTCATGATTCGCAGCATCAACTCTTGGTTGAATGTCTCCAACTTTCCTGACAAGATGGCTTTGTCATACTTGCCTTTGACATACTCATAGGTAAAGCGATCAGGCCAACTTCCCTTGAACTCTTCCCGGCTACAAGGGAACTGTTCACACACAGGGAACACGTTCACCCCCCAAGCACCGGACTCCACCGCTTTGTACAAAGGATCTTTGGCATTGAAGGGCGTACCACTCCAGATGATCAAGTTCTTGGTGGGATGCAGCGCATAGTCCACTGCCTTGTACACGGTGTCTTCCACCGCACTGATCACCGTCGCAGACCGGGCATCCTCGTCACTGATCAAGTCATCCAGTACAGCCAACTGAGGCCGAGTACCCAACTCCTTGGCTCCCCGCACACCTGTTTTAGCCCCATAACCCTTAACAATGAACACCTTACCATCAGCATTCTTGAACTCCCACCGGATATCCGTGAACCGTGTCTCAGGCACATACATCTTCAGAAACTCAGAGTTTTCCCAACGGAACTCCAAGTTCTTCCTCATGTTCTTCACCCCGTTCTCAATTGAGTCGGACACATACAGTGCCAGATCAATCCTTCCAAAGCCAGGAATCTCACCGTAGGTAGCGATGTACAGGAACAGGTACTCACCCATCAAGGTAGTCTTGGCCACCCCCCGGTGACACAAGTTAACAATCCGCTCCCCTCGCTTGGTCAGGGTATCCAGCATCTTGTAATGCACCACAGGCGTCTTGTGCTCTTCCCCTTGCTGACCATTCACCAGCTTGATAAACGTCACAAACTCCAGAGCAAACTCGCTGGGAACATAGTGAGGGTCTACTTTGTAGTCAATCTGGTTCAGGTAATCCTCTACCTTTAATGGAGCCAAGGCTTCTGCAACGGGGTCAATCACATAACCT